GTGCCTCTCGACTTTGCAAAAATGTACTGAATAGCATTTGAGCTATTAGCATTTTGGATTTGACTGATTCGCGCTGTATCGCCAGTTGTTCCTTCTATTTGAAGACGCGCACTTTGCGCTCCGCCGCCAAGATTGCTACGCGCAGTAGACGTGCCAACTAACAACCTGCCGGAGCTGTCGATGCGGGCGCGTTCGTTACTTGCTGTTGAAAAGATCAACTGCCCTGTAGCGCCGCTTGCGTTAATAGTATGAGTGTCACCTGCATTAGCACCTGTTGAGGCCGAGATAACAAGATCCCGCGTGGTTGCACCGTTTCCGCCACCTCTAAAGTATTCACTGTTTGCTCCGGCGTATAAAGATAACAACGCGCTAGGCGCAGTAACGCCAATCCCTACGTTGCCTGAGTTCAGAATGGTGAGGCGTTGCTGAAGACTTCCTCCTGTTCCTGGATCATTTGGTGTTGTCCAGAAAGCAAGGGACATGCCGCCATCAGTATCCGCATCGTATGCCTCTGATGCTTCAGCGGTAATGGCAGCCCCAAACTTTGGCGTGGTTGTTGTAAAAGCACTATCTGTAGAGCCGAACTTAATAGCCGGCATGTATTTTGCAGTAGTATTAGCATTGCCGCCAACAAGCTCCAAACCGCTGTTGCTTTGGCCAAAAGAAGTTGCAGAAGTCCCAGGATCTGCAATGCGGAGTTTTGGACTACTTGAGCTTGATATGTGGAGATTAACACTAGGGCTACTAGTCCCCAGACCTAAGCGGCCACTGGAGTCCAGGCGCATCCGCTCAGTAGGAGCGGCCAGATCTCCAGTAGATGTCTCAAATGTTAAGGCGCTTGCTCCCGTTGCAGTATCCGTAATGAGAGCTTTTAGATTTATTCTGCTTTGTAGACCATAATTTGTGCCGCCGTTTCTAAAAAGAACAGCGCCAAAACCAGTGCTCGTATTATTTTCTACAGAAATTGTCGGCGAAGAAGCTGAGCGTACCGTCAGCAACGATCCAGGGGCGCTATTACCTACTCCAACATTCCCACTCGCATCAACAAACAACCGCCCAGTGCCATTAGTCGAGATGGCTACGTTGTTTGCCGAAGGCAGATAAACGCCGTTGGTGGGGACGCTGCTGCTAGTTGGGATGAACGATGCAGCCGTACTCGTGCCAGTGGTGACGACGTTCTGGCTGCCAAAGTTAGGGCTGATCTTGGTGCCAGCAATGGCGGCGCTGCTGTCCACCATCGCATTAGTCACTAAGGACCAATTGGTGTCGTAGTTGGTGCTGCTCGCCTTCCGGAGCACTTGGTTGGCGGTGCCACCAGCGGCAATTTCGCTGCCCGTGGCGCCTTGCACGCCTGGAACTGCCAGCACAATCTGCGTATCTTGCTGGTCGATGACCGCAATCTGCACTTCGGAAGACATGGATCAGTTCCGCGAATAAGTACGTTGCACGGTGGCAACACCCGTAAGCCAATAGTAACGCTCACCGCCAGCAGTAGTCAGGCTGACGTCGTAGCCGTAGCGCCCGACCTCGATAGCGATTGTTTGCTCGGGAGTTAGCGAAAGCTGGAACTCGCCGTTTGCAGCACTTGTAATAGTGCTTGTAAATTGCACCGCAGGGCTTAGTGCTTCGTTGGTAATCAGTGTGCGAATATCAGAATCAATTCCATAGCTCGTCAAGTTAATAGGTTCAGCAACATAGAACGTTCCAGTGGCTGTGCCGGTCACACTGATCGAGCTGCCGCCGCTACTGGCGGAAACTTGAAACGCACTCGTGGTAAGCCCAGCGCTGATCACGTAATACACCGTGTTCAACGTCAACCCGCAGGGAATGGTTGTGCCACCCGTAAACACCACCTTGTCGTTTGCGACTAACCCGTGGCAGTCGCAGTTAAAGGTAGGCGTGCCGCCAGCAATACTGATGCTGGTTACTGTCTGCCGATTCTGCGTGGCGCGAAACGTGCCCTTCCAGGTGGAGTTCTGGAGGATCGTGATGTCGTAGCTAGCGGGGGTGATCATCGGATCAGGGCTGTGTGGGCCAGGTCACGTTCCACGGAAAGCCGCCTTGGGACGGCACATCACGCAGAGCTTGGCGGTACTTCCTCCAGTCTGACTGCTGTTGCGCGTCAAGCTTGACATCTGCAAGTTGCGTCCAGTCACAAGCGGCGAGGCGTTGGTCGCGGTCCTGTCGTACTCGCCAAGATTGATTGCTAACAAGTTGCTGCTGGTGCTCTAGCGATAGAGGCTGTACATCCCAGCTCTTTACCCAGACGCCATCGACAAATTCCACCGAACGCTCTGTTACGTGCTCGGTTCGGTAGTCGCAAATAGGGACGGGCTCTTCTTTGATTTTGACTACACCGTAGCTTTTGAGATCGGCTTTTTCTAAATCAGCAGGGAAACTTACATGCGGATATTTCTTGCACAAATCATCCCGCGATACTGGATATTGCACGGTATTGTCCGCGCCTAAAAAACCCAGCATGACTTACAAGGGGGTTAGTGATGCAGTCATTGTAACCGCGTCGAGCACTGTGGACACATCACTGGCAGTGACGGAAGTAGTGGTTGCAGCCAAAGACGGTGTGCCTGTGTCCAAAGTTGCCGCAGCAGAGCTGAAGGTACTCGCATCGTAAGTCAACGAGCCGTATGTACCTGTCAGTGTGCCATCCGCAGGCAATGATGTGATCAAAACATCTTCGTTTGTTGTAGAAGCCGTAGCAGCGACAGTTGCGGCAGCGTAGTACAAAATACTATTGTTAGTAGTTACTTGAGCGGAAGAGGAGTAACAACCTGTTTTTTCTAGACGCCTTTGCCATACAAAGCCGCCGCTGCTATTGAATTTGACATAGACAAGATTGTCGGGTATATCTACTTCAGTAAAAGAAACAAAAACATTGTTTTCGTAGGCTTTAACACTTGAAGGGTTTAAGTTGCCTCCGGTTATATTTTGAGCCCAAAGCAATGTGCCAGATGCCGAGTACGCCAAAACGTTAGTGCCCACTGAATTTTTACCCGTTACATACACCCTGCGCTCTGCGTCAACAGACACGGAAACATAAGAGTTATTAAAAGTGCCGAATGAATCAGAGAATCTTTGCCACTGAACAGTACCGGCTGAATTAAATTTAACTGCCAGTGAGGCTGTGCCAAGTGGGTCGCGTGTGTAGCTGCCCGCCACAATTATTGAATCTTCACTGTCAATGGTTACTGAGTTAAAAACGGCAGAAAGCTTTCTTTGCCATACAATGGCGCCTGCGCTGCTTAACTTTATGACATAGCCAGAGGCGCTACACACAATCGCATTACCTGCGCTGTCAACAGCAATTCCCTTTAATAAACCTATTCCACCGCTAATGAATAATTCTTTTTGCCAATTAAACGTACCAGAGCTTGAAACTTTATACACTCGGCGCTCGGACAAGCCCAGCCCATTAGATATACCAAAAACATTACCTGCGCTATCACAAGCAAGCCCTGGCGCATTAACCAAGCCCTGTAATCTTCGGATCCATAAAAGTGAGCCGTATTTGTTTATACGTGCAATAAACATTCTGCGCTCTATAGCAGCATCAACTACATAATCGGTGTACCCGCCCACAAACAAATTACCGGACTGATCCGACGTTATAGCCTCGGCAAAATCATCATTAGTAGTGCTTAGGTTAAGCAACCAGCGCTCCCCAAAGGCGCCCGAAGGTCGGTATGCAGCGGCCAGAAGAATTTTGCTAATCATGATGCCACATAGGAGCCGATGTAGGCACCATACAATGTTGTGTCAATTTTCCAGAAAGCGATTGTATCTTTTGCCGTCAAAATAGGCGCAATATTCCCGTTGGTTGAGACCCAAGTAATTATTGGCCAAGTAACGACATAGGTTGATCCGTTCTCCAAACGCAGAAGCAAAGATTGACCAGATTCAAGACTATCAGTAAAAGTTGCGTTACTACCTAAAGACTTGTATTGGATTGTGCCATTAGCTGGGTCAAGGGCAAATCCACTCGACATGTTGTATACGGTTTCTTTAATTTCTTTAAGGGTTGTTTCACCGGTGACACCGAGTGTGCCAGGGATGCTGATGTTGCTGGCCCACTCGACATCAGTGCCGGCAGCATTGGTTTGAAGCAGTTGGCGTGCAGTGCCGTTAGCCAGTTTGCTGACTGCGATCTCGGCAGATGCGTTGATGTCGGCGTTAACGATTACGCCGCTGCCGATTGCCGTTACACCGGCATTGCTGATCGTGATATCACCGGACATGGCGACGGATGTAGCCACGTTGCTGCCGTTGCCAACCAATATGTTGCCACTGGTCAGCGATGCGAGTTTGCTAAATGCAATACCGGCACTGGTATTTACGTCTGCATCAACAATGACGCCGCTACCGATAGCGGTGACGCCTGCATTACTGATAGTGACATCACCCGACATTGCAACCGAAGTCGCAACGTTCGAGGCGTTGCCAACAAGGATGTTGCCACTGGTCAAGGCAGCGAGTTTGCTGTAGGCAATCGCAGCACTAGCGTTTATGTCTGCATTAACGATGCTGGCGTTGCCACTTACAAGTACGTTGCCGCTTTGATTAGGCAGAGTGATCAAATTGTCCGTCGTTGGATTAGCAACGGTCAAAGTTGTCTCGTAGTCGTCTGCAGTTGCTCCTTCAAAAATTAAATTTGCATTATTTAGCGTGATGTTTCCAGTGAAAATTGCTCCGGTTCCGCCTGATAGTGCTGCTTTGTTTAGCTGCAGTTCCGCCAATGCGGCTTGCACATTTGTAGCAGTTAATCCGCTAATGCTTGCGACACTGACAGAAGATGCACCTGCTGTTGCACTTGCCCCAATGTATTGCCACGCACTTCCCGTAGATATAATCAAATCGCCCGCAACCATTGCCACGTTTGGAGCGTTACCACCGCTAGGTGTGCCGCCAACCGAGACAATTAAATAATATCTTGTGTTACTTGCGCTAGCCGCAGGCAGAGCGGCACTTGCGGTCAATCCAATAGCGGTACCAGCGGCAGTTACAGCCGCCACTTGTCCTGCGCCCGAGGATGCGTTAAAGGTTCCAGCAAAAACAATTTCGCCACTAACGGCTGTAATTGGAATCCAACCTGTACCTGAATAGCAGTACAGATCTTCGTTGGTAACGTCGTAAAAGAATTGCCCGGAGTAGTCTGCGGCAGGGAAGTCAACTACGTTTGTAGTAGAAGCTGCTCCTCCAAATTTTGTAGTTGAGAAGTTTGCAAATTTGCTGCCTTCAATGCCATTAGGAGGCAATCGCGCAGAGCTAAGAGTGCCGCTGGTAACTTGGCTGGCACTGAATTCAATGTCAGTCAGATCTGCACTGACTAGGTTCCCGCCTGCAGTGACGTGTCCTTCGGCATCAACGGTGACTTTTTCGTAGGTGCCGGGTGTGACGGTGTTGGTGTGGCTGATGGTGCCAGCAGCGTTGACGCCAAGACCAGCGCCAGGGGCGACAACACCGACCGTTCCAGATGTGGCAACTGGTACATCCGCGCCAATCAGAGCGCGTCCGTCGGTGATTAAGCCTTTGGCGTTGTAGCGAACAACGTGGTACGCACTCGTGTTTTGAGTGACCGTGTTATCAATGACGATCTGGTTCCCGCTCATGGCGAGACCGTTGCCATTCACCAGAACAGCACCCTTGTCCGTGGTGGTGGCAGTCGGCAGATCTGCCGGAGCAATCACGCGATAGGTGACGGAGCCAGCGCCGGACGTTGGGCCAGCTAAGAACTGACTGGCAGCACCTGTGTCATCAAGGGTCGTGTTGAGTGTGACGCTATCGCCGGTTTGAGTGACGGTGACGTTGACGACGCCAGCGCTACCGCCAATTACGGTGTTAACGGAACCGCCGGCTTTGATTGCCTGCCAAGTGGAGCCGTCCCAGCAAAAAAGCTTGAGGTCGTCAGTATCGAGAGCGAACTGGCCAGCAAAGTCACCAGTTGCGGGAAGTGTGCTGACAAGACGCGTTACAGAGTTATCACTAAGCTTGGCTGCGTTTACAGCGTCGTTGGCGATCTGCGAGGTATTGACGGTCTCGCCTTCGATGGCGCTGCCTGGGACTGAGCCAGCAGCGAACAGGATTTTCGCGCTCGGGATTGTGTCGTCGGCAATCAGCGTGACAGCCTTGCCGATGCCGTCCGAGATCGTGATGCTGCGTGTCTCGCTGGCACTGGTATCAGCGACGGCCAGCAGGTCGTTGGCGGCAAGGTTTGCGCCAGCTAGCTGGGGTAGTTCGCTGATCTTCAGGTCAGACACAGCTAGCCTCTCGTTCCGGTGTACTCAGTTTAGACATCGCTGTCTTCCAAGAGCAGATAGCCTCCGCCCTGTTCAAGCACAATAGGATCACCTGTCTCTTGTAGCAACTTGCGGCGTGGCGTTGTGTTGGCACGCAAGCGGATCGGTCCTGTAGCTACAAAATCAATTGTCGAAACCACAATGTCGCCAGGGGCAAAACTTGTGGCGCTGCCCGTCACAATCGCATCAAATTCCCACCACACTTGATCGTTGACTTGCGAGCCAGCAAAAGCACCACCGCTAGCGGATGTACCAAGCGTTTTGATGAAAAACTTTGCGTGGAACGCAGAGCCAATTTCTGTGCGCAGTACCAGTTGCATCAGGTAATGCACTGGTTCTTGGTTTAGCTCGTTGACGTAATCCCACTGCGCAGTAAGCCGACCGCTGCCGCTGATCAGGCTGCTGTATTGCTGGCGGTGCTCGTCCGAAAGTGCTGTAACGTCAACCGTTTCGCGTGTTGTATTTAATTCATAATCTGTAATACATGCCAGCAGCCTGCCTGCAAGATCTTCTACTTCAACCTTGATAGGAATGTCGCGGTTGATGTCGGCAAGTTCGACAAGTCCGGCGGTGCTTCCCTCCAGACTGTCGTTGAAGTTGTCGTACAGGCGAATGCCACCAAGCTCGTCGACAAAGACGTACCACTTACCGCTTTCGTGGACGGTTCCATCGCTCCAGCCGCTAGGCGACACAAAATCGAGATCGGTGCCGTCTGTCGTGCTGATGGCAACGAGGTCTCCGCTAATTAGAAAGCCTTCGTTGAAATCAAAACTGAAACGGTGACGTGTGCCGTTTACGTCAGATGGATTGACAACAGATTCTTTAAAGCCTTCGAGCGATTTGCGTGTCAGCTCGATGTTGCCGATATTGCCAAGGTAAATTCCCATTACAACGTCACCTCACTCAGTGCTCCAGTTGTTTGGAAGCTGATTTGTGCTGACGTAATTTCACCGACGCTGGCACCAAACGAAACGCTGGTGATATAGGCAGTAAAAGAAACGTCGTGATTTGTGTTGCCCTGAATAAGGCGCAGACGGATTACTACGGTGTCGCCGTCACTTACACCGTCAACCTTCAAGACCTTGCGCAGTGCGCCGGCTGCGTCGTTGCGCTCGGCGTCATCGCTGTAGTACAGAAGCGTGGCGCTACCGTTGAATTCTTGGACGCCGGGGGCGTATGTGCGCTGCGCGTTGCCGAGGCTGGTGGTCTCCAGCATCTCCACGCTGCCAGTCAGGGTCCAGTTTGTGACCTTGACTTGAGTGGCACCGTCGATCAGCAGGGCGCCGTCTTTGCCAGTAAATACTTTGGCCATTAGATGACAGCCACCAGATTTACTGTAACGCTACTGCGACCGGGGCGAACAGATCGCAGTT